AAAAGTCGATTTTACCTAACAATATAACCTCTTTAGGCTATATTGTTATTCCTCAGTAATAGGTGGTAGGTCTCCACATATACTCCTGTGCTTCTTCCCGCATAGGTGAAACCTAAGTGTAGTAAAACTTACCCTCTTACCACACTCACAAGTGATAATAGCTTTACCTAAAGAACAGCCGATGTGCTCCTTATACTTCTCTCTTATGTCTTCTATTTGCTGATAGTGTTCGAGCATATATGGTCTAATCTTGCTATGATAGGTAGGGTTATTGGCTTCCATTATGTATACATTCATACATAGTCATTATATATTAATACTGAGTAAATGCTAGAAATAGGGTGCCTAGTTCCTTAGGACGCCTATTTGGGTGATGTCTAGTATAGCAGTCATTTCTCCATATTCTTTTCCTTGATATAGGGGTTTATGAGTAAGTTCCATATTAAGGAAGATATAATCAAAATCTCCAAACGAAGTCGAAAAGGCAATTCTATCCCCGCAGTCCCCGCATTATAGATTATTACCAACCCTATACGGATTATTACCCCTAAAAAGGTGATTATTACCTATTTAATCTAATTATATAGCATTATAACACTAATAATTTTAAAATTATTAATGTAATATACCTAATTTATAGATTATTTACCTATTATTTACATTATTACCCCCTAAATCCCCGTAATAATCTGCTAACAACTACTTAGGACGCCTCTTTGGGTGGAAATTAAGCTGTTTAGCAAAATAGGAACACTATTTTAGCGAAAAAATGTATAGAAAAATAATGTAATAGATATATATAAGTATAGCAATCTCAAATGACAAATAATACCGACCCTACCTGTATGTATTACGATTTAGATATCGTTAATACCGATTTTAGCGAATTCGGTCAACCACCTCAACGCCTTACCTTTACTGAAGTTCGAAGCTCAGCAATCCTTAGCAATCCTCAAGACTATTTTATGAGTATTGTTAGGTTCGCTCTTGATACAGCAGGTTCTATGCCCCTAATGATACCTCAAATAGACCTTAAGCAATCCAATATCCCCTTTTTAGACCCCCCAACCAATCTTATCCCTAACCCCTATTTCACCCTCGAGTTCCCTAATTTGACTGTATATCAAATCACTATGACATATTATGACCCTACAAACGCAGCCTCCCTAGCATATGGACCTTGGACTGTAAGCAGACCTGTTGTTTATAGACCGCATTTCACTAGTGCTGTTAAGCTTCCTAACCTTATGCCCCCTGCTACAGCACCCCTTACTTTAGAGAGCGTCACCGCACCCTATTACTGGATACAGAGTTGGGAATGGTGGGTGACTTTGATTAACGAAACATTAGACACTATTTGGGACGAATATATAGCCTTAGGTGGAACTGCTCTACCTCCGCCAGCGGTAGGTAATTACCCCGCAGGACCTGTCACTCAGCCCCCTTATATGGAGTGGGATACTACTACAAATTATGCTACTATGGTTTATCCAGCACAATACACAACAGGCTCCCCTGCCGCACCTCCCGTCGTAAACAGCTGGGGGTTTACTCAATCCCCCTTTTGGGACCCCTATGCTGTTCCTCAGTCAGCAACACAGCCTACAGTAAAGATGGCTTTCAATTCAGCATTACATACTTTGTTTAGCAGTTTTGAGTATGTCTTTAATAACTGGGAAAATCCTAATTATGAAAACTATATTCTTAGGGTGTATGCTAAAAATGGTAGCGATAACTACTACCCTTTCGGTAGTGAAAACAAACCCTCGACCCTAGGGATACCTGGAGGTCCTTTACAACCTGCTACCCAAACAACACAAATTATAGCAAATGGATTGATAACGAATAACCCCCCTTTCGACGCTATAAAAATGCGACAGATTTACGGAACTGGAGCGACTATGTGCCCTATATCCTCCCTTATATTTGAAACCTCTTTGATGCCTATTGTCCCACAAATGATAGGGTTGCCTAAGGTTTTCACTAATCCTTTAGCCTTTGGAACCCAAGTTATAACAGGCGGACAGAACAATAACATTAGCAACGAGATAACTGATATTGTTGAACCCCTAAATAGGGGCGACGAATATTTTCCTAATGTCCTATATTTACCCCAGGCTGAGTATCGCCTAATTGACCTTCAAGGCAACGGAGCTATATCTTCGATACAAATCTCCGTCAAGTGGAAAGATATCTACGGCATCTACCACGATTTCTATTTGTTTAATGGTTGCGGAGCTTCTATGAAAATACTCTTTAGAAAGAAGGCGTATAACAATATCTCGGCGTCCTAGTTTAGGGATTATTTATTAAATCCATCTATAAATGAATTAGAGTTAATTTTAAAGTTATATTTATAATATTTTATTCTCGCCTAATATTATAAACAGCCAATATGTCTTCTGCCGATTTTAGCAAAGTTAAGGTTATCAGCGATGTCCTCGACACTACTGATAGCGTCAAGTATGCCGTTTGTAAGGGTGCCCAAAACATTACCCCCTCCGTTTACAACGCCATTTCCACTAGTAATTCCAGTATTACTTTCAATATACAGACCCCTAGTGAGAGCACAGTAATAGCAAGACGCATTATGCTTTCCGCTACACTCAATCTTAATCTTCAGTATGTTTATCCTGCCCTAACTTTAGCAGGTATCCTCCCGTTCAACTACGGATATACCGAAGCTCTTGCCCCCTTCCCCCTTCAGTCTTGCTTGAATACTATACAGATGACAGTAAACAACAATACAGTATCACAAAATCAACGCGATGTCCTATTCCAGTTGCTTAGGTTTAATGACCGCAGGGAGCTTGCCCGTTATAACAACGCCACCCCTACTATGTATGACAGCTACTACAACTATGCCGACGCAACCCTGGCTAACAACAACCCCCTTGGTGCTTGGAATGATGTAGCAAACGACCAGGACTTTCAGCCCCGAGGAACCTTTGCCCTCAATAGCGTCACAAATAATAATGTCACAGTAGCAGGAGCTCAAACTATTAATGTTTTGGTTTCATTTACTACAATTGAGCCTCTTATGATTTCACCCCTAATTTGGTGCGACCCTAAGTCTAATAACCAGGGCTTCTATGGTATACAGGTTTTTAATCTGGTGCTGAATGTGGGCGATGTTAGCCGTATTGTTCGTTCTGCTAGGTCTACTGGTAATGGTGTTCTTACCACTACCCTCTCTGTCGCTCCTAATGTTCCAGGTATTCAATCCCCTCAGTTGTTCCTTCAGTATTATACTCGTCAGCCTAGCGACCTTGTTCCAGCCCGTAATGTGGTGCCGTATGCTGAGTATCCTCGCTATATTTCTCCCTTGTCTTGCCCTGCCCTTGTTGCTGCTGCTACCGCAGGCGGTATCATTACCCCCACTACTCAGTCGCAGGTGAATAGCCAGTCTATCTCACTCAACTCTATTCCCGATAAACTTATCATAGTTGTTCGTCGCCAATACTCCGCTATTGCTAACCCCTACGCTACTGATAGTTTTGTCCCGATTACTGGTATTAATATTAACTTTAATAATAAGGCGGGTCTCCTTACATCAGCTACGCAGTGGGACTTGTGGCGTATGTCTGTTGAAGCAGGCTCTAATCAAACCTGGAGCGAGTTTAGCGGCGTAGCCTCTGTGGGTGCTGGTGCTGGTTCATCTCAGGTCCCCCTTTGTGGGTCGGTTCTTTGCTTAGAAATGGGTAAGCATATCGAGCTTGACGATGTCTTCGCACCTGGTAGTATCGGTCAGTTTCAGCTTCAGTTCAAACTCAATTTGGCTAACTACTCTGCTGAAAATCTTTCTACTAATCTTGAAATCTGTTTGATTACTATGAATAGTGGTGTATTCGTTCTAGAGAGAGGCACTTCGCAAACTTACACCGCAATCCTTAGCAGAAGTGATGTGTTGGCTGCTTCAGCACAGCCCGCATACAGCTCTAGTGATGTTGCTCGTCTTGTCGGTGGTGGCTGGGAGGATATGTTTAAGTCAGTCAAAAATATCGCCGATAAAGGTTTAGGCTATGCTAGGACGGGTTGTAAGATGCTCGGCAACGGGCAGCCTAGCGGAGGCGGTCAGGGGTCTAACAGCGGTGGCGGTCAGGGCTCTAATAGCGGCGGCGGTCAAGGCTCTAATAGCGGCGGAAATCTTGGTCGCTACCTTAAATAAAAAAGTAGTAGATTATTTGTTGTAGTTTAGGCATAAATATAATTCCGTTATTATACTATAAATTATTTTCGTAGATTATAGTATAACAAAATGACTTCTTACGACACTCCGTATAATCGACAATTAGCGAGAACACAGCGTCTTTATGATTACAGCGATATTAATCAGGATAGGGCGGATATTGTTGACGCAGGTCCCCTTAATGGTGGTTCATTACCTGCCGATATTGGCTTACAAGGCGGTCAAGCAAGAGGTGCTGAGATGGCGGATATTATACACCCTAGCGGTAATGTTGATGCGATGCGTCCCCCTATAAAAACCTATAGGAAAAAATCTAATGCTGCCTCCAAAAGAGGTGGCGGTGAAGCGGCTAAGGAATTGGTAGGCGGGAATGTAGGTCTCTCTGTTAGGGAGGTCGGTGGTAAGCGAATGAAGGGGGGTAATTTATTTGATGCTATGCTCGGCAACGAAATTGACAAAGCAAGGGGGTCAGGTCTTAGTGGAGGTGATTTTTGGAGCGATGCTCTAGGAACTATCGAGAAGGTAGCACCCCTACTCCTAATGGCGGCAGGTCAGCCAAGCGGAGGGGGTCAGCCAAGCGGCGGGAGCATCTTCGATAATATTGATGAAGCTTTACCTATTCTAATGGAAGCAGCAGGTCAGCCAAGCGGAGGGGGTCTATCAGGCGGAAAGAAACGGAAACTTAACAAAGCCCAGTTGAAAAAGGTTCTGCGTATGCTTATGGCGAGGAAGGGTAGGGGTCTCTCAGGCGGGGACGAGATTACTGATAGCGACGCCAGGTCAATTCTTGAACCAGTTTTCAGTAATGAAGGTCATAGCGGAAGGGCGGGTGATGCCTTAGATATAGGTAGCGGTCAGCCTAGCGGTGGGTTTGATTTCGGTGCTCTTTTTAACAAAGCCAAGGGTGTAGCCGATAAAGGTTTAGGCTATGCTCGTCAGGGCTGTAAGGTGTTAGGAAACGGACAGCCTAGCGGTGGCGATATAGCCCCTATGTCGGGGAATATGCCTGAGCTAATGGGCGTCGAAGGTAGTGGTGATGATAGTATGATGGGTCTATTCGGTCAGGGTCAGCCTAGCGGAGGTTTAGGATATAGGGAAGTCGGCGGTCAGGATACTAGTGAAGACGATGTAGTCCGCTCCTTTTTAGGTGGGCGGTCACCTAGTGAGGTTCCAAAGGGGGAGAGAATGATGCTTATGAAAAAGGCTTTGGCTGACGCTCAAATGGCTAGTGAGATGAAGCGTATGATGATGGCGAATAAGCTGGGTAGGGGTCTATCAGGCGGAGATATGCCTATGCTTGATAGAATGGTAGGGGGCGATTTTTGGTCTGATTTCGGTAATGGATTTATGTCTGTTATTAACCCTGTTCTTGATATAGCGGGTAAGGTTGCCCCCTTTTTAGGTGCTGGAGGTCAGCCGAGCGGTGGCGACCATTATAGCGGATATGGTGTTAATCCTATTTACTCTAGACAGGGTAGGGGTCTCTCAGGCGGTGCTAATGAGGACAGCTTTCTATATGGCTCTCCTCCAGTCACCCGATATGATAGCAACACCCCTATTACGGGAGGGGGTCAGCCAAGCGGGGGTCAATCCAATATGAACCAATTACAAAGGGCTATTATGATGAATAACCAAATGGCTCAGGGTATGGGACAGCCTAGCGGAGGACAGGGCGATAGAATGGTAGGTGGTAGGCGAATGAGGGGGGGCTTCGACGCCACAGCCCCCCCCTGGGCCCTGTCCAACTTCGGCTTCGGTCAGCCTAGCGGAGGTATGTATAATAAAGCCGCTTACCATATGATGCCTGATGGCTCTATGATGAAGAATAGCGATATGCCTATGTCGGCTATGGGACAGCCTAGCGGTGGGTTCGATTTCGGTAGTCTTTTTAACAAGGCTAAGGGGTTAGCCGATACGGGTTTAGGCTATGCTCGTCAGGGCTGTAAGATGTTAGGAAACGGACAGCCTAGCGGGGGTGCTGCTGGTAGACAGCTCTTATTGAAGCCTATGATGTATGGAACATCTATGACTGGAGCGGGAACTAGCGGTGGAGACCAAGCCGACCTGGATTATATGCCTTCTGTAAATGAAACTAGCGGGGATAGTGCTGTTCTCT